GAGGAGGGGGTGCGTTAAGAAAAGGGAGTGGGGGGAAATAACCCCCCTTTTCTTGTTGACAGAAGAAAAATGTTATGTTAGAATAAAAGAAAAGAAAGGAGGAAAGGCATTGGCAGAAAAGAAACAGTACAATGTTGAGGTAACAAGAGCGTTGGCTAGTTTTCCCTATTTTGTTTTGAAGAATGAAGTTAAAACAGGGTATAATCTGTATACCAGAGAATTGCTTGAAATCAAACAAAACTATCTGGATTATAAAAAGGGTGCAGAGTTTTATACAGAAGGAAGTAGTGGAGATTATCAGCCGTCAAACATTCGTTTTAAGATTGCTAAAACATTGATTGACAAAGAAGCGAGATTCATGTTTTCACAGACACCAGATGTAACAATACAATCTGTTGATACAAACGAAGAACAGATGAAACAGGTGGAACAATACCAGACATTGATTGACAAAGTTTTGAAGGACAAAAAGAACAACTTTTCAAGGACATTGTTACAGAGCGCAAAAGATTGTTTATCGGGAAGCGTGTTGCATGTCTTGTGGATTTTTCCGAAGAAGATGGAATACAGACACATTTCTATAACAGTTTACAGTTCTATTATGAAACAGAGTACGGCTCTGACAGGTTGACGAAGTTTATCAGTTTTGAAAATGTGAATCAAACAAAATCAACACAGCAGAGGCTGTATCTTGTAAACAGGTATGAGGAAAGGAACGGAACAATTTATATGAGTTCTATCCTTTACAATGGAACTGGAAAAGAACAGGAACAGGTTATACCAGAACAGGAAATTGAGTTAGATTACATTCCTGCGGTTGTGATTATCAATGATGGAACATTGGAGGATAAAAGAGGTGTTTCAGAGATTGAGAGCCTTACAGAGTATGAATCTGGTTACAGCAGACTAGGGAATGGAGATATTGACAGTGAGCGTAAGGGAATGAACCCAATCCGTTATACTGTGGATATGAACTCGCAGACAACAAAGAACCTTAGTTCTGGTGCTGGTGCTTATTGGGATTTGAAATCAGAACAAAACCAGAACAATGTTTCGCCACAGGTGGGAACACTAGCACCGAGTATGAATCATACAGAACCAGTGAAGGTTACGCTTGACCGATTGAAAACAACCATGTACAATGAAATTGATATGCCAAACATATCAGAAGAAACAATGGCAGGAACAATCACAAGCGGAAAGGCATTGAAAGCGTTGTATTATCCGTTACAGGTTCGTTGTGATGAAAAACTAAAGGCATGGAAACCTGCGATAGAGTTTATTGCAGAAGCAATCATTGACCTTGCTGTGTTAAACAAAGCAGAAGTGATTTCCATGTATGTTCTTACAAGTCTGGATGAAGTACAGTACAACATTGAAGTGATGGAGAATTATGCACTTACAGAAGATGAAGAAGAAGAGAAGAACTCAGACCTTGCAGAGATTGCGGCAAATGCACGAAGCAGGAAGTCTTACATTAAGAAGTGGAGACGGTCAGAGTTCAAAACAGATGCACAGATTGATGAAGAGTTGATGCAGATAGCAATTGAAAACAATATGTTTGATTCTATGAGTATGAACACACAGGTACAGACACAATTGAGCAGACGTGGAGTATCTGAAAAGGTTGACGATAATCTGGAAGTGATTGACACACAGAAAACATTGGAAGAAACACAAGCAATTGAAGAATAGTTGTTGACATTCTTTGCAAATGTGGTATAATTGAAGTATAAAAACAAGGCGGTGAAGTATGGCAAAACAAAAGTTCAGTTTGAAAAATGCAGAACAGGTCAGACAAACAACCACCATGTCACAACAGAAAGAAATCAAAAGGTTATATGAACAGTTATACCAAGATGTGACAAGGAAGGTTGGACAATTAGGAAACAATAATTTACAGAAACAAAACTTGATATTGTTACAGCGTGACATCAAGAATAGAATTGCACAGTTGAACAGTGACATACAGAATGGAATCATTAGAGATATGCGGATAGTTTCCAATGAAGTTGTGGAAGATACAAGAACATTTCTAAAACAATGTGGTTTTCGTGATGAAGATATACACAATGCGTTTAGTTATGTTCCAGACCAGATTATCAGAAACATCACAAGCGGAAATGTATATCAAGATGGCTGGACATTGAGCAGTGCTATCTGGGGGCACAACAAACGAGTGCAGGATGATTTAAGCAAGATTATATCTTTTGGAACAGCGCAAGGTAAATCAGCAATTGAGATAGCGAAAGAGTTAGAACAGTATGTTGACCCTAGTGCAAGGAAACAAGCAAAAACAATTCAATCATGGAGATATGACAAAGCAGGAAACAAGATAAAAGACAGTGTATATTTTGGAAAGATTGATTACAATGCGTTACGTTTGGCAAGAACATTGATAAGTCATGCGTACCAACAAAGTTTTGAGAATGTAAATAGAAATGACCCGTTTGTTATTGGATATAGGTGGTTAACCTCTAATTTCCATGGAAGAGTGTGCGAGATATGCAGAGCAAGGGCAGAAACAGACCAGTTTGGTTTGGGTGTGGGAGTGTTCCCAAAAGACCAGTTACCGTTAGACCATCCAAATGGTATGTGCACATTTGAAGCGGTGATACCAGACAGCATGACAGATATAGCGAGAAAGATTGGACAATGGTATCAAGCACCAATAGGAACATATCCAGACATAGATAAATATGCGTTGGATTTTATTACATAACAAAGAAAAAGAAAGAAAGAACAGAAAGGAGAACAAACAGGTGAAAGTCCAGAGAGTTTGCAGAAAGTGTGGAGAGGTCAATGAGATTGATTCTAGCAATTTGATTCGTGCAGATGTGTATGACGAAGAAGGAACATACTATAAAATCATGTATTGTGATTGCAAGCGTTGTGGAGAGCGTGACGTGGTGCAGATTGACAACACAGAGACATTAGGAATGTTCCGAAAGTTGAAGGATTTGACAATCAAGGTTGCGAGAAAGAATGTGAAGGGCGAAACAGTTAGTCCGAAGGATGTTCGCAAAAAAGACAAGTGGATGAAGGAATTACGAAAGAAAAGGGAAGATTTGAATGAACTGTGTAGCGGAAAAAAATTATTTGATGAAAATAAAAAAGTTGTAGTGGAACAGTTGACATTTTCAAAGGTTGGTGATATAATTGAAAGTAACTTGTGATAGATGCCATAAGGAATTTGACAACATATTGAAGGAGAAGGAAAAACAGATTGATGGGAAATGTATCATACGAACATACATTGAATGTCCGCATTGTGGAGAACAATACAATGTTTGTTATGATAGTCAGTCTACGTTGGTTTTAAAGAAACAGATTCGCAGACATACAGCAATGTTAGGAACAATCAAAGATGAAAACCAGTACAGAAGAAAGTCAAAAGATATTGAGAAGAAACAAAAACGGTTAGAAAGAGAAATGAAAATCTTGCAGACAAAGTATTGCAAATATTTTGAAGAAGAAAGGAAAGGTTAGAACAATGGCAGAAGAAGTAAAAGGAACGGAAGGACAGCAGGGAACAGAAGGAACACAGAATCAGCAGACACAGCAGAGTACACAACAGCAGACAACAGAAACAAAGACAGAACCAAAGGTTGATGTTGAAAAGGTGAAAAGCGAAGCGTTATCTGGATTTCTGAAAGAACTCGGAGTTGAGGACGCAGAAGCGCTTAGGGGAATCGTAACAAAACACAAAGAGGACGAGGACAAGAACAAAACAGAGTTGGAAAGAAAGAATGATACTCTGACGCAGACAACAAAAGAGTTGGCAGAGGAACGTGAAGCAAGAATCATTGCAGAAGCGAAGTTCTCAGCGGTTCAGTTGGGTGCAAAACCAGAGCTTGTAGAAGATTTGGTTATTATTGCAAAATCAAAGGTTACGAAAGAAAAGGATATCAATGCGGTTGTTGCAGAGATTAAGGATAGTGCTTCTGGAAAAGTATATTTCAAGTCTGATGAGGAAGAAGAAACAGAAGAAAAAGGAAAGAACAAGAACAAAACAGTTACGAGAGCAAGAGTAACAAAACCGTCTGAGAAATCTGGAACAAAGAAAGAAGAAAAGGACGGTACGGAAACAAAGGAAGAACACAAAGGTTCTATGGCTGAACGTCTGTTAGCAGGACGTAAAACAAACAAAAGCCATTATTTCAAATAGGAGGTAAAACAAATGCTGAATAACACAGGTATTAAGAAAGAAACTTATGGTTCTGGGAATCAGATTCTTTTTGCAGTAGAACATCAAGTGTCTATGGGAATCGTGGTAGACCAGACAGTAGGAGTAGCAGAGGGAACAAAGAAGATTGCAAAAGCAGGAACACCGATTACAGGAAACCTTGATGCAAGGGAGACAGCATTCACGGCGGCTACAACCTCAGAAGGTTCAGATGCAGTGGGAATCTTGCTACATGATGTTGATGTAACGGTCGGGGATAATAACGGTGCAATCTTGTTATTTGGGTTTGTAAACACAAACAGAATTGATAAAACAACAAAAGCAAAGATTACAGCAGACGTAAAAAAGGCATTGCCTATGATTAAGTTTGTGGCTTGCTAAAACAAAGAAGGGAGAAACAAAACAATGAGTATTTACGATTTAATTATCAGCGAAGAGATTGTTGCATATTGGGAACTGCTTACACAGGAGAGAGAGCCATACATGGGCGAAGAGTTGTTCCCAGATGATAAGAAGCTAGGGCTTGGCCTCAAATGGTTAAAGGGTTCAAACGGACTTCCTGTTGTTCTGAAAGCGTCTGCGTTTGATGTTGCGGCTATTCCTCGTCCGAGAATTGGATTTGAGAAGTTAAGTGCACAGATGCCGTTTTTTAAGGAATCAAAGTACATTGATGAGGAATTGAGACAGGAACTCAACAAAGTTATCGAGAGTAACAACCAGGCGTATATTGACGCAGTTGTAAACAGAATCTTTAATGATGAAATGGATTTATTAGAGGGTGCGGCGGCACAGAGAGAGCGTATGCGTATGATGGCCCTTACAACTGGAACAATTGTCATGGAAGGTAATGGACAGGTTTATGAGTATGATTATCAAATGCCAGAAGACCACAAAGTAACTGTAACAAAGTCATGGAGTGACCCGACAGCAACAATCATGGAGGACATTCGAAAGGGAATCCAGAAGATACAGGACGATACAGGAGTAACAGTAGAGAGGGCAACTTGTTCTTCCAAAGTGTTTGGTTATTTCCGCATAAACAATGAAATCAAGGCTTCCATCATGGTTCTTACAGATGGTGCAGGTTTTATTTCAGATGCAAAAATCAAACAGTACATTGCAGATGAGCTTGGCTTACAGATTGTTGTAAATGACAAGCGTTACAAGGATGAAAAAGGAACAGCACAGAGATATGTTGCAGATGATGTGTTTGTTATGTTCCCAACAGGACAGTTAGGAAATACATGGTTTGGAACAACACCAGAAGAATCTGACCTTATGACAGGAAGTGTTGCAAATGTAACAATTACTGACACAGGTGTTGCAGTAAC